GAAATGTTAACCGTGGACTTAGCATTTGTTTGGAATGGCGCTCTGTCGCTGTTTGTGGGCTTGTTTGCATACATAGCCCATGAGAAGTTTTCTGAATTGGCGCGCATCACGATCTTGTTGAACAAGACCCGTGAGGAGATTGCTCGAGACAACGTGACCAAGGCGGAAGTAGATCGTATTACTGACCACATTGACCAGCGGTTTAATCGTCTTGAGACCAAGATAGATCAACTAATCGAGTCGCAACGGAGGGTGTTATGAAGAAACGCAAAGTCAAGCGCTATCAAGAAGGTGGCGAAACGGAATTAAAGCAGCGCGGCCTCGATCTGTCTAAGGACGATAAGGTTGGTTTTGTTGAGCGTCTGAAGATGGGCAATATTGATGACCCAAGATCAGAGGCGTATCGCCGTTTTGGTGCTGGTCGGGCAAAAATGGAGATTGAGGCAAAAACTCCTGTGGGTGATGCAAATGAAAGCAGCGACTACAGTGGTCGTCGCATGAAGTCGTTTGCTGAAGACACATCGAACATGGATGTGCCGCATTCCACGATTTCTGATGGCAAACCTCGAGGCGTCTTCGATACCCCGACGATGAATTACGAGCCAAAGGCTGGTGAGAAGATTGTCGAGGAGAAGAAGACCGTTACTCGCAAGCCTGTTAAAAAGGTGCAGAAGGTTGACGATAAGCCTGTTGGAAGCATGGCTGAAAGTAGCGACTACAGTGGTGGCCGCAAGTCAGCTCCGGCAGCGCCTAAGAGCAAGTTCAGCGACACCGGCAAGAGCGTTCGACTGAATGCGCTACTGAAAAGCATCCCCGGCAATCCGTTTGGCTTGAAAAAGGGTGGCACTGTGTCATCCGCTTCCAAGCGCGCAGACGGTATCGCACAGCGTGGCAAGACTAAGGGGAGAATCTGCTAATGGCTGACAAGAAAACAGCAAGGCAGACGGCAACGGAAATTGAAGTAGAGCAAAATTTTCCAATCCTGAGCAAATACAACAGGACCGCTGCGGGCGCAGTAGAAAAAATGGGTCCGGGTGTTGGCAAAGAAATGGCAAGAGGAGCTGCGTTGGCTGGTATGGTGCCAGCGGGCTTGCTGCAAATTGGACAGTCAGTCGTGACTGGTCGCAAAGGCAGAAGCCAAGAAGAAATGGATGAACTGACTAGAGAGGTTTCTCGGTCAGAGCGCCCGGAGAAAAAAGCGAAGGGCGGCAAGATTAAGAAGTATGCAGAAGGTGGTGCAGCCACTGCCAAGCCAGAGCCAAAGAAAGACACGATGCCTGAATGGGCAAAGAATGAGCGTGAGAACCGGAGACGGGACGAGCTTAATAAACGCGAAGCCGAAGGCGCAGCAAAAGAAGTTAAACGCAACATGAGTACGTTTGGGCTTAAGAGCGGTGGTTCGGTTTCATCCGCCTCATCCCGTGCTGATGGTATTGCTCAGCGTGGCAAGACTCGCGGGAAGATGGTCTGATGCCCACGGTCAGCAAGAAGCAAGAACGTTTCATGCAGGCCGTTGCCCACAATCCTGCATTTGCCAAGAAGGTAGGCGTGCCGGTCAAGGTGGGTAAAGAGTTCACTAAATCAGGAGGCGGTGATATGAAAGAATCAAAAGCGATGGTCAAGAAGGAAGTGTCTTTCATGAAGAAGAAGGGCGCTCCTAAGTCCATGATCAAGCATGAGATGGCTGAAGCTGGCATGAAGAGGCGCGGCATGACTAAGTATGCCGAAGGCGGCATGACTGATAAAGAGATAACAAGAAAAACTCCTGAAGATGTAGCGCGTATTAACGCTTCTAGGGCTTATCATAAAGGTCCAAAAGCGCAAGAAGCGTTTCAATCTCAAATGAAAAATGAGTCTCCTGAACTCAAAGATGTTGCGCGCAAAGCCTTGCAAAAAGAGTACAAAGCTCCGCGAGGGGGTGGTGGTTCAGGCGGATCACCTTCTAGTGCTCGTGAGATGCAGCTAGGTTCAGAGCTTGACCCAAAAGCAATGATGAAACGTGAGGGTATGAAGTACGGCGGCAAGGTCAAGAAGATGGCGGCTGGTGGTATGGCTGCATCGAAGATGGGTTCAGTCAAGACTGCGGCTCCTAGCCGTGATGGCGTTGCTGTTAAAGGCAAGACTCAGGGCGCGATGGTCAAGATGGCTGGTTCGACCGGCATGAAGAAGGGTGGGGCGACCAAGATGCGTAAGGGTGGCTACTGCTGATAGGAGGCCGTCATGGCGTTTTTCAAAAAAATACTTGGCGCAATAAGCCCTGCTTACGGCGCAGCGACGGGTGAAGGGGCGATGGGCAAACTGCTCAACCCCAACAAAGCCGCGAGAAACGCTGAAGAAGAGCGGGCTAGAAACGCGGCGGAGGCACAAAAAGCCGAAGCGGATCGTCAGGCACAGATGGCGCAAGCAGCTCAAATGAATGCGCCACGGGAAGGCGGCATGAAGAAAGGCGGCAGAGTAAAAGCGTCTTCAGCTTCTTCTCGTGCTGATGGCATCGCTCAACGCGGTAAAACCAGAGGCAAGATCGTATGATGGCCTCACGCGGGATGGGTGCAATTAACCCTTCCAAGATGCCCGGTGCAAAGAAGAAAAAGCGCCGGGATGACACCGACTTTACGCAGTACAAAGAAGGTGGGAAGGTTAATGCTGCTGGCAACTATACCAAGCCGGGAATGCGCAAGTCGCTGTTTGAAAGCATCAAAGGTCAAGCGGTGCAGGGTACGGCAGCAGGTCAGTGGTCAGCAAGAAAAAGTCAACTGTTAGCAAAACGATATAAGGCTGCTGGCGGTGGATATAAAGACTAAAGTCTGTACAAGATGTAAGGCAGATAAGCCTTTAACTGAGTATTTCAGTCGGGGCGGGAAACTGTCTCACTTGTACAAATCAAGATGTAAGTCTTGTATGCAAGAGCAACGGCAGCAATGGGCGGTTGACAACAGACAGCACTTGAATGAATGGCGGCGAAAAAATTGGGTGGAAGCTGGTAGACGGTTTCGCCGTAGAGGTGCGACCCAAGATCTATACGACACCCTGTATGAAGTTCAAAAAGGGTGCTGTGCATTGTGTAACGAACCGGAAGAAAAGTTTGCTTGGCTGTGTATTGACCACGACCATGATACTGGCAGAATACGTGGGCTACTGTGCCCAAACTGCAATAGAGGTATTGGATTGCTACGTGATAACGCACAGCTTTTAAGGAAAGCAGCGGAGTATATAGAGTCTGCAAAGGAGTTATGCGATGGCTAGTAAGTTTCCTGACTTAACCGGTGACGGCAAAGTGACGCAAGCCGACGTGCTGAAAGGCCGTGGCGTCGAGGGTATGAAGAAAGGCGGGTCTACAAAAAAGTGGATACAGTCAGCCATCAAGAAACCCGGCGCGTTGCGTGCTCAGCTTGGCGCAAAAGAAGGCAAGCCAATACCAGCGAAGAAGCTCGCAGCGGCAGCAAAGAAACCCGGCAAGCTAGGCCAGAGAGCAAGACTGGCCAAGACGTTAAAGAAGATGAAGTGAGATGAAGGCACCGCAACAGTCACTTAAGAATTGGGGCGACCAGAAATGGCGCACAAAGAGTGGCAAGCCATCCTCCAAGACTGGCGAAAGGTACCTGCCGGAAAAGGCGATAAAGGCGCTGAGTCCAGCCGAGTACGCAGCAACGACGAAGGCAAAGCGGGCAGGGAAGAAAGCAGGTAAGCAGTTTGTGGCACAGCCCAAGGGCATTGCAAAGAAAACAGCGGGGTTTAGGTAATGGCCTTTACAACCAACACAACGGCGTTCAATCCTGACCTCAACGAGATATTCGAAGAGGCGTTCGAGCGTTGTGGCTTGGAGCTGCGTACTGGTTACGACTTCCGTACGGTGCGCAGAAGCTTGAACTTCTTGATCACGGAGTGGGCAAACCGTGGCATCAACCTCTGGACTATTGAACAGGGGTCAATCAATCTTGTGCAAGGGCAGGTTACTTATGATCTACCTATTGATACCGTTGATCTTCTGGAACATGTTATTCGCACTAATTCCGGACAGATATCTAACCAGACCGACATCAACATCAGCCGCATAAGCGTTTCCACTTATTCGACGATCCCGAACAAGCTGACGCAGGGCAGGCCAATTCAGGTGTGGGTAAACCGCCAGTCGGGGCAGCAGGTTGGGTCAAATGCAGCAGTGCCGAAGTACCCCCAGATTAATGTGTGGCCTTCGCCAGATCAGGGCACGAGCCAGAACCCATACTACATATTCTATTACTGGCGGTTGAAGCGTATTTTTGACGCCGGTACCGGCACCAATGTGATTGACATCCCGTTCCGCTTCCAGAACTGTTTGGTGGCGGGGTTGGCGTATATGTTGGCTGTTAAAAAGCCGGAAGTTGACCCGAACAGAGTTGTGGCTTTGAAGGCAATGTACGACGAGGCTTGGGAATTGGCTGCTGCGGAGGACAGGGAAAAAGCGCCGGATCGATTTGTGCCGCGTATGACTTTCTACAGGTGATGTATGCCCAGTAAGTACGCTAGTGGCAAACACAGTATTGCGGAGTGTGATCGGTGCGGCTTTAGATTCATGCTTAAAGAGCTGCGCAAGCTGACGATCAAGACCAAGCAGGTGTCGATCAAGGTTTGCAGAAGTTGTTGGGAACCAGATCAACCGCAGTTATCATTAGGTTTATACCCGGTCAACGATCCACAAGCGGTGCGGGAGCCAAGGCCAGACATAAGTTACTTGCAGTCAGGTTATAACGGGCTGCAATTAACGGAAACACCGGGAACGGCAGTTGATGCTGACGGGTTCCCAGAAGGCGGCAGCAGGGTATTTCAGTGGGGCTGGTACCCAGTGGGCGGGGCAAGTGGTAACGATGCAGGGCTGACACCAAATGCTTTAACGTCACCCGCACAGATCGGCAGTGTAACAATCTCGTAGGAGTGACTATGGACAGCATGAAGAAAGTAGCCAAGGCGGAAGTCAAGGCACATGAAAAGCGGATGCACAAGAAGGGCATGGCTAAAGGCGGCGTGACTGGCGAAGCTATGCGAAAAATGGGCCGTAACATGGCTCGCGCGATGAATCAGAAGTCTTCAGGAAGAGGCCGATAATGGATAAGATCAAACCATCCCCGTACAAGGCCGAGGTCAAAAATCAGACTGGCACTGAGTACACCAATGAAATGAACATCGCGGGTGGCGTTGTCAGCAAGGGTAACTACAAAGCGCCCAAGACGACCGGCATCAAGATTCGCGGTACCGGTGCTGCGACTAAAGGTTTGATGGCACGAGGCCCAATGGGTTGAGGTGAACTGTGAATTACACACAGCTTGTTGCTGAAATTCAGGCGTATACGCAGAACTACGAAACGGATTTCGTAGACAATATTCCTACGTTTGTTGAGCAGGCAGAGACTCGTGTGTACAACACGGTGCAGATTCCTGCGCTTCGTAAAAACGTCACAGGCGTAACCACAGATGGCAATAAGTATTTGTCATGCCCATCCGACTTTTTGTCAGTCTTCTCGATGGCAGTGATTGATGATGGAAATTATGAATATTTGCTGAACAAGGATGTGAATTTTATCCGTGCGGCGTATCCAAGCCCAACAGATGAAGGGGTACCTAAATATTACGCTTTGTTTGGTCCGACGGTTACAAATAACACGATCACTGACGAGCTAAGTTTTATCCTTGGCCCAACACCAGATGCCCAGTACAGCGTAGAGCTACACTATTACTACTACCCAGTATCGATTGCTGATGAAGAGCTAAATCCTAGCGGTACTTCGTGGCTTGGTGACAACTATTCGCCGGTGCTGCTGTACGGCTCGTTGGTTGAGGCTTATACCTTCATGAAGGGCGAAGCCGACATGATGGCGCTCTACGAGAAAAAGTATCAGGATGCGCTGATGCAGCTCAATCGTCTGGGTACTGGTCTGGAGCGTGGTGATGCCTATAGGGATGGACAAGCCCGCATAAAGGTGAACCCATGACCGCGCGGGTATGCAGAATATGTAAAACCGAAAAAGCTATTACTGAGTTCGGGAAGCACAGCACTTATAAGGATGGCATAGACACCATGTGCAAACCTTGTTTGCGCGCATACAGAAAAAATCTGTGGGTGGCTGACCCAGAACGCCATAGAAATTATGGGCAAAAATACAAAGCAGCCAACAAAGAACTTATTGCTGAGCGCGGTAAAAAGTATATAGAAGAGCGCCGTGAAGTGCGCAAGGCAACAATGCGTAATTACCGGCAAAAGACAAAAGATGTGCAAGCAGAGTATGTACGCCGTAGGCAAGCTGCAAAAATGCAACGAACCCCAAAATGGCTAACAGACGAAGACGTTTGGATGATGCGCGAAGCATACAAACTTGCCAGACTTAGAACAAAACTTTTTGGGTTTAGTTGGCATGTTGACCATATACTTCCGTTACAGGGTGAAATTGTGTCTGGATTACACGTACCGACAAACTTGCAGGTAATACCGTGGTTGGATAACGTGAAGAAACATAACAGAGTGGCTTTATGATCCAGCAAGG